CGCGGTGGCGCTGGTCGAAGCGTTGCCGGCCTGGGTGGTCGCAATGCCGGCTTCGGTGGTTGCCGTCGTTGCCGCCCCGCTGGCCGTGGTCGCCGCCGCCGCCGCCGTATTGGCGCTGGCCAGCGCCGCCGCCTGGGTGGTGCTGATCCCCGCCTCGGTGGTCGCCGTGGTCGCCGCCCCGCTGGCCGTGGTGGCGCTGGCCGCCGCCGCCGCCGCCGCCGCCGTCACCGCCGCGACGTTGACGGCCAACGACCAGTCGCCGCCGGCCAGATCGGCGGCCCAGGTGCCGCCGGTATTGGCCACCAGGCAGTAATAGAGGTTGCCGGTATTGGCGCCGGCGGCGCCATCCTGGACCACGTCGCCCACCGCATAGACCGTGCCGGACGCCCAGGCGCCGCGCCAATGGCCGATCGGCGCCACGGCGATGACATTGCCGGCGGCGTCGAAGCCCAGGCTCATGCCCGCCCGCATCACTGCCGGCGGCAGGGTGGCGTTCAGCCCGGCGGGATCGGAGGCGGGAAACTGCAAGGCGCCGGCAAACCACGAGATCACCTGCTGCACCAGCATGGTCAGGCGATCCAGCGCGGCATTGACTGCCGAGGCCGGGAACTTGGAATTGTCGACGAAGGCGGTTTGCTGCAACGCCGCCACCGCCCGGGCGACGGTGATGCGGTGATTGCCCAGCGGCGCGGTGTTGAACACCACAGCGGCGCCGGTCAGATATTCTCCGCTGACCGCATCCTGGGTTCCGGACACGGTGTAATCATAGGTGCCGGCGCCGTTCAGCACCGGCGCCGGGGTCACCGCCTGGTTGAGGCTGGTATCGAACAGGGTGACGGAGAGATCACTGGGGACGAAGAAGACATAGGGGAAGCTGAACGAGACGCTGCTGCCGTTGCCGGTGTACTGGATCTTGGAGGTGGTCGAGGAAAGCGTCATGGTCAGCCTCCAATTCTGGGCATGGCGACGGCGCCGCCAGTGGACGATCCGGCGCCGGGGGTCAGCAGGCTTTGGCCGCGCGCCTGCCAGCCGGCCTGGACCGTGGCGGCCAGGTCCGGATATTCCGACAGCAATTGCTGCTTGGCCTTGCCGCGATAGGTGTTGACCACACGCTGGACGGTCAGGGCCTTGGCGGCATCGGTCGCCTGATCCCATTGGGCCTGGGTGGCGGCATCGGGATGGCTGCCGGTGACCAGGGCGTTGAGGGTGTCCTTGGCGCCCAGTCCGGTGCGCGGATCCTGCAAGCCGTTGCCGGCCTGGACCTGGTAATGGTCAAGCTGTTCCGGCGTCAGGGTGGCCTGGGCCTCGACGCCCGGGCCGGCGTCGAAGTGCTGCACCAGCTTGTTGGGCCTGGTCAGGCCCAGCCGTCCATCCTCGCTCTGGGCGAAGGCGGACCGATGGTCCCAGATCCACTTGTCGATGGGTTCGGCACCGTCCGCCGGGGCGGTGGCCACCGGCGACAGCATGCGGGCGGCGCCGGTATCCGACAGCGGCGGCATGAAGGCGTCCTTCCAGGCGATGGGATCGCCCCACAGGGTGCGCTGGGGCGGCAGGGTGGCGGAGCCCCAGCCGGGAATGCGGCTTTCGATGGTCTGCAACAGATTGTAATGGGCGCGGATCCAGGGATCGTTGGCCCGGGCCAGACCGGCGAGGCCCTGCGGCACCACCATGGAGGTGGCCAGGGTGTCGAAGAACCGCTTGGCGCTGCGGTCGGGCGAATGCAGGGCGTCGAAGGCATCGGCCACCCCGCTCATATAGGTCTTCGACAGCATGGAATTGCCGATGCCGAAGGCCAGCGACAGGGCGGCCTGCTCGCCGTCGCCCTGATGGGCGAACTTGACGATGTCGGCGGTGTCGGCGACGGCGCCCAGCATCTGCGCCACCGGCTCGACCCGGTTATACTGATACCACTGGTCGCCGATCCGCACCGAATAGGGCTGGTTGCCGGCGGCGCGCCACGCCCGGTTCATCTCGGGGTCGCTGGGGCCGCCGCCGGTGATGTTGCCCATGATGGCGAAGGGCAGCGTCGCCGCCGCCACCGCGGTGCCAAGCCCGACGCGGGCCTGGGCGATGTCGCGCCGGGCACCGCCTGCCGCCAGCTCGGCCAGATAGCCCTCGGAGGGGAAGGCCAGCGGCAGGGGCGAAGTGCGATAGGCGGAAGCCAGGATATTGGCCGGCACCTTGACGAAGGGCATGATGATACGGCCGACCGGCAGTTCGAAGCCGGAATTGCCGATCTTGACATCCGCCGAGTCCACCAGGTCGGACAACTTCGCCGCCAGGCCGGTCAGCGGTTCCTGGAAGGTATTGGCCAGTGCCGCCGCCCGGGCCTGTTCGTGCAGGGCCTGGGGCGGATTGTTCAGCACGCCCTCGATGTGATTGGTGAGGGCGGCGCTGTCGACGGCGCCGCTGTCATCGGCCAGGGTCTTGACCCCGTCGCGATAGGCCAGGGCGTGCAGTTCGGCCCGGTAATTGGCCACCTTGGCGAAATCGTCGGCGGCGCCCAGCCACGAGGTCGGCAGGGCGGAGCGCAAGAATGACAGCGCCGCCTGGGTGGGGGCATTGGCCGCCAGATCCTGGGGGGCGCCATTGGCCAGCATGGACAGGCGCGAGGTGGAGTTGAGGCCGTCCATGCTTTGCAGGTCGCCCTCGAACTGGCTGCGCCCGGCCCTGATCGCCTTGCCGGCGGCGCGGATGGCATCGCCCATGGATCCGACATAGCCGCTGAACAGGGCGGCGGTCTCGCCCGCCGCCACCGCCCCCGATCCGAAATTCTCGGCAATCGCCCTGGTGGTGATGTTCATCAACGCCACGGTGGCGTCGGAGGCCAGCTTCTTGACCACCGTCGCCGGATTGGACAGCAGCATGTTGTAACGGGCGAACAGCATGCCGTCGCGGCCGGTCATCCAGCGCAGCGCCGAAACATAGGGCGCCGCCTTGGCGGGATCGTCCATCATGGCCAGGCCGCGCACCGCCTGTTCCATGTTGTCGGGGCCGACCTCGGCCAGCACCTGCTGGATCGCCTTGGTGTAATCGTCGCGGGCACCCCAGGTCAGCTGGCGGGCGCGGAAGGCGCGGGCCTGATCCGACCCAGCCTGTTCCCACTCGCCGATCAGCTTGTTCTGCAGGGTGAAGGCGCGGATGGCGTCGGACCAGGCTTCGGGGGTGCCGGACGCCACCGCCAGCTTGGCCTTGCCCCAGGCTTCCCGGGCGGCCGAACTGATCAGCATGCCCATGGCCGCCACGTCCTGATCGGTGGGCATCTTGCCGCCGAACCCGGCCAGCACATCCTCGGGCGACTTCTGCAGGGCATAGGCGCCCATCTGCAGCACGTCGTCATGCTTGACCGCGCCGGGGGGGATATAGGACGCCGCCCGCGAAATGGCGTCGTCCAGGGCGCCGTCGCCGGACAGGGTTTCCAGACTGGCCTGGATCGGATGGGGCCCCGCCTCGCCCTTGGCCCAGGCCTTGGCCTGGGCTTCCATCTTCGGCGCGTCGGCGATGGGGTCGAAGCTGAACTTGGCCTGCCCCGGACCACGATCCGGGGGTGCCGCCCCGGCTTCGCCGGCGCCGGGCGGCTCGTGGGCGGGAAAGCCGAAGGGGTCGCCGGCGGCCGCGTTGTCGGCTTTGGCCGCCGGTGCTATACTGTCCGCAGAGTTGCTTTGGGCCGCAGCGTTACCGTTGGCTCCTCCGGCTTCGCCGGGGCCAGATGCGTCATGCGGCACCGTCTCGCCGGTTGCGGTCGCGGGGGTTCGCTCTCCGCGCCAAAGCAGCTCCTTCCCCTCGGTAAAATCGTCACGGTAGATGCCGCCCGACTTGACCTCCCAGGCCGGACCGCCGGAGGAGTGGGAGATCTCGACGAACATCATGGGTGAGCTGGGGTCGGTGGTCCGCTTGACCAGGATCAGGCTGTCGCCGGTACCCTGGAACACCTCGTTGAAGTTATGGCCGACATCGTCGACCATCTGCCCCACATCCTGATAGCCGGCGGCGGTGATCTCGTCGGCCTTGCCGCCCCGGATCATGTGAAGCTCGCCGGTGGTCTTCGCCGATCCCTGGGGCAGCATGATCGCGCCGGGATCGACACCGATCTTGCTCGCCACCTCGGCCGGCATCTCGCCGAATCCGGTCGAGCCGTCCACATGGGCGACATAGCTCTTGTTGCCCAGCGCCACATAGCGGCTTTCGCCCTGGGCGATCTCGGGCAACGGTGCCGCGACGGCGGGGGCACCCGCCGCCGCCGAATCCAATTCGCCGCTTCGCATTTTCGCCGCTTCGACCGGATCGACGAAACTCACCGCCTGCTCGCCAGCCCCGGCGCCGCCTTCCGCCGCCGCTCCGCCAGCCCCGCCCTCGGCCGCACCGTCCCTCGCCAGCACTTCTCCCCCCGCCTTGACGCCGCCCATCAGCATCTGGGGAATCATGGCAAGATTGGCGGCGGCGGCCTTGGGATCGAAAGGGACCGTCTGACCATCCACGGTCTGATCGGGCATGATGGGGGCGATGGGTCGCGTGAGGTGATGCTCGATCAGGGCGCGAAACTGCGGCCCCAGGAAGGCGAGGTCGCCAGCGGCACCACCCGCCGCAAGCAGGCTGAGCGCCCGCTCGATCACATCACGGTCATTATCGCCAAACTGGTTGAGGTGGTCGCGGATGGCCGACAGATCGCCGGAGATTTCCGATGCCGCCTGGGAATTGGGCCGCAACACCGCCTGGTCGGCGAAGCGCTTCAACGCCTGGGTGATGCGCATGCCCAGCGGCTGATCCGACGCATCGGGCGCGCCAGCCGGAGCGGCAACGCCGGGAACGGCGGCGGCCGGGGCGGGTTTCTGGCTGCCGAAGGCGGCGTTCAGCGCCGCCACCGGATCACCGGCGCCGGCCCGGGCGCGGGTGGCGGCGAAGTCGGCCAGCACCTGGCCATCCCGGGACGCCAGCACCGGTGCGGGGGCCGGCGGCGGGGTCACCGCGGCCGGCGCATCGGCGGCGGCGCCGACCAGTTGCGGGTCCTGGGGATCGATCATAGGAGCACTCATGGTTCATGTCCCTCAAACGCCGGGCGGGCGCGCCCTTGCTCGCTTCGCTCGTCCCTGCGGGACCGCATCTGCGATGCATCGTTTGCCCGATGGGCTGCACGGCTCCTCCGCTGCGCTCCGGGTCGCTCAACGCTCCCGCGCTCGGCTGACGCCTCGCTCATTGGCCACCTCCCGGCGCGCCGGATTTGACGGGTTTGGGTGCGCCGGCCTGGGCGGCGGCGACGGCGGCGTTGCGGGAATCCTGGTCGGCGAAGAACTGCCGGTACTGGTTCAACAGCGCCGCCTGAGCGTTGAACTGGTCTTCGCCCATCTGACCCGCATCATGGGCGGCCTGGGTCTTGGCCCAGACATCGGCCACATCCTTGGTGGCGAAGACCCCTCCCAGGCGTGGGCGGTCCCAGGTGGCGGGGGGATGGTCGGGGCGCTGATAGCGGTTGACCATGTCGGCCAGCACCGCCTGGGGGTCCTCGGTTCCCGCCACCACCCGGCGGGTCCACTCGCCCTGGGCCTGGGCCCAGCCCAGCGCCTGCTTGACCTGGTCGGTATTGCCGAAATCGACCAGGCCCTTGTCGACGGCATCGCCGCCCAGGGCGGTGCGCAGGGTAGCGAAGGCGGAATGCTCTGTCTGATTGTCGACACCGCGATCCTTGGCCGTCACCGCCTTGATCATATCGGCGCCGGTGGGTCCGCTGATCTTGCCCGCCGACAGGGCGGCGGCGATGTCATCGGGCCGGGCGGTCCCGTCGCCCACATGCTGCCACAGCTGCACCGTCGCCATGGGATCGTCGCGGCCGGACCGCGCCGACAGGATGGCATTGGCCGCCTCCGGGCTGTAACGCTGCTTGGCGACGGCGTCGGCCACCTGCGACGCATTGGGGCCATTTCCGGCCAGCGCGGCGGCGAAATCCTGCGAGAAGTTGAAGGCCTGGGCCGCGCGATGATCCTTCTCCGCCTGCGCGGCGTCGCGGGCGATCTTCGCGCTTTGTTGGATCAGCAAGCGATAGGCGGTGCTTTCCAAATGCTGGCCCAGCGCCACCCGGGTTTCCGGCAGCAGGCTGGTGAATTGGGACGGATCGGCGACATCGCGCGCCAGTTTGGTGACGACATCGGGATCGCGATTATCCGGATCGAGGGCGGCATTCAGTTGCTGGCGGATTCCAACTTCGGCAATGCGTGATTTGAACAGCAGATCATTGCGGGCCTCGGCCTCGGGGGTCTGCCAACCGCCGGCGGTGGCGGCTTTGTTGGCGGCGGTGTATTGATCGATGGAAAGCTTCTGGCCGAGATCCGTTCCCGCCGTCGCCGCGTCATTGGCGTATTGCTCGCGCAACTGTTCCAGCTTGCCGACCTGGCCGGAGGACTCCAGCCGGAAGGCGGCATCCTGCACCGCCAAGCCATGGACGATAGCGGTCTGGCCGACCTGGCTGGTGACATGGGCTAGTTCCAGCGGATTGGTGATGCCGGCCAGGGCCTTTTGCTTGAACCCTTCGATAGAGTCGTTGAAAGAGGCGGTGGTGGCTTCGCGCGACGGCAGGCCGGTAACCGGGTCGGCCAGCGGATGGGTCGAATAATTCTGCACCAGGTCGCCGGAATCCTTGGAGAACTGGGCGATGCGGGCGGCGGCATCCATGGCCCGCTTTGATTCCTGGTAGCGCGCATTGAATTCGGCCATGGAATTGCCGAATTGGGCGCCCCCGGCCGCCTGTTGGTCGCCGACCATGCCCCAGGCGCCGGGGCTGGCCTGGGCGGGTGACGGGGCGCCGGGAACCGCGCCGGGAGAAACCTGGAATTCCGGGATCATGGGCATGTCAGGTATCCCCGAACAGGTTGACCATGCCGGTCAGCAGGGTTCCACCCCCCTTGGTCAGGGCGGCCGCCTGATAGATCGGCGCCTGGGCGGCATCCAACGCCGCCTGATTCATGCTGTTGGTGGCGCTGACCTGGCCGCGATAGAGATCAAGCTGGCGGGCCAATTCGCCCTGGCTGGCCTGGTCGTACATCACCGCCAGCGGCGTGCCCTGGGTGGGGTCAACCCCGGAGGCGCCGTAATTGGCGGCGACGCTGCCCAACTGCCGCTTGGTGGTCTGGGCCTGCAATTGCGCCTGGGCATTGGCCTGGCTCTGCGCTTCCTGGGCCTGGATCTGTTCGGCCTGGGCGTTATAGGTGGCGGCGGCGGCCTGGGCGTTGCCGGCCGACAGCGACCCGAGCGCCGAACCGCCGAGGCCCAGCATGCCCAGGCCTTGCCCCGCCGTCATGGAGCCGATCAGCGGCGTCGCAAGCATTTCAGTCATCGCCCTGCACCCGTTCATAGAGGTCATAATCGGCGCCGTCGGGGGCCCAGCGATGCAGCCGCGCCACATGGCGGAAGCCCAAGGCCCAGGCGAAGTCGCCCCCCCAGGGGGCATCGGACCGCACATTCATTTCGATGCGGACCCAGCCGGGGTCGCGGGCGAGGCGGTCCATCACCGCGACCGAGCGGCGGGCGGCGGCCACCAGGTGACGGCGGCGGGCCAGATGGGTGACCAGCCACCAGCCCTCGCCGCGGCCATGCCAGTGCTGGACGAAGCCGCCCACCACCGCCAGCCGGCCGCCATCGATCAGGGCCAGGGGCGACTCGCCCGACAGCAGCCGGGCGCGATAGGCGGCGGTCCCCAGCAGGGCCGCCATTCCCGGCGGCTGGGCGGCGATCGCCTGATTGAGCAGATCGGGCGTCAGGGGGACAAAGCGGAGCGCAGCGACTGGACCACCGCTCATTGCATCTCCCCCACATTGGCCTTGGCCGCCAGGGCCAGGACGGTCAGGGGCAGCGGCCCGCTGGTGGTGATCTCGATCTGGCATTCCTGGTCATAGCCGCCCGGCGCCGCCAGACGACGGATGCCGCTGAACAAGGCCGGCGGCTGGCCCATCATGTCGGCGGCGGAACGGGTCTCCAGCGGCTCCAGCCGGTCGGCCACCACCCCCGTCATGGGGTCGGTGCGGCGGGTGCCGAAATTGCATCCCAGGCTTTCATGCAGGCGGAGATAGAGGTGATCGATCCGCTTGGCCTTGCCCTGGGTGACGGTGGCCAGGGCGCGGGCCGGCTCGAACGGCATGGTGATCAATTGCGAGACATAGGGCAGGCCGGCGGTGACCAGGGCGGCAGACTCCGCCAGCGCCAGGGTGGATGCGGCGGTGGCGGTTCCCAGATCGGCGCCGTCGCCCAACAGCGCGATGGATTCGCCGGCCAGATAACCCAGCCCGCTGACGCTGCCGCTTTGCGGGGTGCAGCTCCAGGCATTGGCCGCCGCCGGAGCGGTCGAGGTGGCGGCCCGGTACCAGTCGCCCACCACATGGGTGGTGCTGGTGAACCCGCGCACCACCGCCAGGCCGCCATTGAGGCGGATCAGATCGCCGACACTGGCCGAGGTGAACACCGGCGCGCCGGCGGTAAAGGTGATTCCGGTTCCGCTGGCGGCCGAGGCGGTCAACGTGGCGGCGGGGAAGGTCAGGGCCGAACTGGCACCGGCATCGACGAAGAAGCTCTGCTCGATGGGAGCCGCGTCGAAATAGCGGGTCATCACCTCGTTCATGCGGGTCGGCGTGCCGTTGACGGTGCGCAACACCGACAGCCACAGTTCGTCATAGGAGCCATCGGGCGACGGGATCACCGCAATGCTCTCGACGATGGGCGGACCGCCGTAATACTGGCCGCCCAGCTGGTGGCGGTGCCAGCCCCAGACCTGTTGCTCCAGCAGATAGGTCAGGCCGATCAGGGTGCCATCGGCCCGGATCGCCCAGATGATCGAGTGGGGCGATTGCTGGTAGGCCATCTGGGTGATGCCGCCGCGGCTGATATGCTCGGCATTGATGGTGCGGTCGAAGGCGGTATAGCCGTTGACCTGCCACTGGAACTGCCAGTCCAACATGCGCCGCCCGGGACGATCGACGAACAGCACGCTTTTCAGGATGCGCACCGGCTGGACGTTGGGGGCGGAGCCCAGGCTGGTCTCGCGGTAAACCTGCAGATTGGTGGACGACAGCGCCTGGGTGGTGCTGGTGGGCTGCATCACCTCCTCGCCGCCGGTGGTGCCGATCGCCAGTTGCGCCATCTGGGCGGCGCCGGCGGCGATCAGCCAGTGGCCGGCGTTGACCTGGTCGTCGGAGATGACGAAGGACAGGGCGTTGTTGTCGGCCACGGTGCCGTCATCGGCGGTCGGCGCGAAATTGGTGAAATCGGCGGTGACCGAACCCTCAAGCGCGTTGGGCTGGTTTGGCGTGCCCAACAGCATCAGGCGCTGCTGCCAGAAGGTGACGCACATGGGGTAATTGCCGGTCCACCACTTGCCCAACTGCCAGTTGACGGTGGCGCTGGTGCCGTCAAGCGCGGCATCGGCGCCGTTGGCGACGGCGGCCTGGACCACGGCGGTGACGGTGGTGGTGGTGGTGACGGCGGTGATCAGGCACCAGCCCCACTTGGCCGAATCCTTGATCCGGATCATGCGGCCCACATCGGTGGCCAGGAATCCCTGGCCGGTGTTCTGGGGGGTGGCGTTGATCCCCACCACCGACGATGCGGTGATGGTGATGGTTCCGGTGGTTCCCGAGGGGGTCAGAGTGGTGGTGGTGGTGTTGATCGACAGATAGGGACCGTCGCGGAACGTCATGGCCTGATAGGACCAGCTGATATGGCTGGACCGGGTCAGGGTCGCCGAGGGATAGCCGGGATGGGTGATGTAGAGGGTATCGTCGGACTGGGTGAATTTCAGCAGCGGCAGATCGGCGGACTGATAGGGCAGCCCGGTGACGATCACCTGCGACGATCCGTTCATCACCAGACCGTCATTCATGTAAACCCGGACCTCGCCGGCGGCGAATTCCAGCATATAGGCCTGAAGGGTCGAGAAGATGAAGGGCACCAGACGAATCGGATTCGCCACCACCTGGGACAGGGCGGTGGAGACGAACAGGGTACCGGGCCGCCGGGTGGCGCCGCCCTGGGGCATGGGCACCATATTCAGCAGCGTGTCGCAGCCGTTGAAATATTTCTCGACATCGATCCGCCCCTTCAGGCGGGGCGACAGCTCGCCGCCGGTGAAGTTGGAAAGATAAATGTCTTCCCTCATTTGTTTATGCCCCTCAGTCGCCGGGCGGCGGAGCTTCGTCCGCCTTGGCTCTCGCGCCAACGATGGCGCGGGGCCTCAATGGCCCAGTCGCCTCGCTCCATGCTCATCGCCGGCTCCTCAGCAGCACGTCCTCATCCCATTCGCGCGGGCTGTCGCCCTGCGACGCCACCAGGCGGGCGGTCTCGCCCTTGTCGTTCAGCATGGCGGCGAGACGCTGCAGCTTGGAGCCATCCTGGGCCAGCGGCTCGACCAGCTCCACCCCCAGGGCATAGGCGATGGTATGGACCAGCAGGGGGTCGAACAGGGTCGGGTCGGTGAGGTCCCTCACATAGACCAGTTGCAGCGGCGCATCCTCATCGGTCAGCAGGGCATTACCCTGGATTTCCCACACCGCCTCGTCATTCTCCGGCAGGTCGACCATGCGGATGAAATCGGCCGGCAACGGATAGGCATTGGCGAAGGTGAACAGCGGCGGGGTGGCGGAGGCCGCCAGTAGCGCCTGGACCTTGGCGCAGGGCCACGGATGGGAACGCAGCACGGCGCGCCGCACATCGTCATAGCGGCCGTTGCACAGGATCGCCCGCTTGGTGTTGTCCTCAAGTGACACGATGGGATCCTCGCCCAGCGCGAACAGGGCGATGTTGCAGATGGAAACGATGCTGTCACCGAGGGCCATGGTGGTACGGGGCGCGTCGCCGCGCCCCGCTCCTCTTTTAATCGATCAGGTATTCGGTCTTGATCAGCAGGTTGCCGCTGCCCGGCAGCGCCGCGACGCCGACGGTCAGGGTGATGTCCTCATAGGCCGAGGCCTGCGCTCCAGATACGCAGTCATAACCGGTCAGGATGGGATTGCCGTGTCCGGCCGCCGATCCCGCCCGGAACGGGGTATTGGTGGTGGTCAGGGTGAAGGCCGGGCTGTAGGCGGTGGCGTTGTTGGTGTCGCCCACCGAGATGGTCGACGTGGACAGCGAGGTGTCGGTGATGAACTCGATACCGATGATCACGGCATTGAGGGGGATGCGGGCGATGCCGATCACGGCGCCGCTGGCCTGGGCCGCCAGGGCCAGATGGGAGACGAAGGTGCGCTGGCGGCCGCCGACCAGGTTGACGCCGGGCAGCGACTGCACCGCGCCGCCGGCATTGCCGGTCAGTTGGGCCAGTTCGGTGGAAAAGGTGGTTGCAGCGGTCATGATGGAAAAATCCCTTCAATTCGAAACGGCGATGCCCGGCGCCCCACCCGGTGGAGCGCCGGAGGCGGTCAGGTCACAGGCACTTGATTTCCACCAGCTTCTGCTCTTCCAGCCGGGCGGCGCCCAGGCTCATGGCGGCATAGGCATAGGTGGAGAAGCCCTTGTCGGGGCGCTCGGCCACCCGGGTCCAGATATCCTCGGCGACGCCCAGGCCCATGGCCGATTTGCGATAGGCGGCCACCCTGGTGTAGCTGTTGGAATCCAGTTGCAGGCGCTGCGACCGGATGACCTCGAAGCCGAGGATGGTGGTGATCTTGCCGTCGCGCAGCGGCGCCAGATCATCCTTGGCGACGCCGAATTCCTTCAGGGTCGCTTCGGTGGTGGCCAGCAGGTTGCCCTTCTGCTTGGCGCCGATCACCAGGTAGCGCTCCTCCTCCTCGTCACCTTCGGCGGCGTCCAGGGCGACCATGGCCGAGACCAGCTTGGAGATGGTCAGGCCGATGTTGCCCGAGCCGTTGCCATAGGTCCAATCGTTGACCGCCACCTGGGTTCCGGACGGCTGCGACGGCGAGCTTTCACCGTCGCCGTTGGGCCAGGTGACCGAGGTGGACCCGGAGACGCCGGTATAGGCGGTGGCGAAGAAGGCGCCGATGATTTCGTCGTCCTTGGCCCGCCGCATGGCCATGCCGGCGTTGCGGGTATAGGCCGACTCGGGATCGATCAGCGCGCGGACCTTGTCTTCCTTGTCGATCAGATCGCCCCATTCCCAGTCATAGGGGGCGATCCGGCGCCGCAGGTGCTGCTGCGACATGATGGGGCTGTCCTCATGCCGGGCCTGGCGCTTGCGCGCGGCGGTGGGGGCCAGTTGTTCCATGTACGAGCGGTCGCCGGTGATCTCGTCGCGGATCACCGTGCGCTCCAGCCGGGAATCCGACTGCTGGCCGATGAAGCGGATGGCGCCGCTGAACTGCTGCACGAAGGCGGTGTTGATTGTAAATGACATTGTTCTCTCCGTCGGTTTTCGGCGCCTCCTGGGCCGAATGGTTTTCTCTCGACGGCTGAGCTCCCCGATCCCACCGGAACCACTCCCCCACCGGACCCCAACTGCTGGAGCTCCCCGATCCCGGAATGGCCCGATCCCACCGGACCCGTGCCTATGGTCGTCTCGTTGTTCCCCGGCGAAGGAATCACCCTTCGCCGGGATAGGCCTGCGCGTACAGCGCCTGCATCTTGTCCAGCGCCGCCTGGTGGCCAGGGTCGCCCTTGTCCTTCCATGCCCTCAAGAAGGCCTGGTCCTTCATCATGCCGTTGATCTGCTGCTGCGCCTCGGTCGGCGCGGCGATGGCGGCCGAACCATTGGCCTTGCCGGTCAGCTTGCCGTCCTCGGCCAGTTGCTGGCCCAACTTGGCGAAACCCTTAAGCATGTCGGGATGGTTACCGAGGCCGGTCTTTTCCAGATGCTCGACCATGGCATCGCCGAAATATTCGGCCAGCGCCGACTTGGCCAATCCCAAGTTCTGGTCATAGGCGGCGCCCCAGTCCTTCTTGAGGACGGTTTCAGTCTGGGCCGCGACGGCGGCTTTGGCGTCGGCCTGGGTGCCGGCATCGGCGACGTTCTTACCCAGATACCAGGACACCAGGCCCTGGAACTGGGAATCGGTGATGCCACGCTTGTGGGCCTCGGCAGCGAATTCGCCGATGAAGCCCTCGTTGAGGGTCATGCCCTCGGGAAGCTGGACCTCGGGACGGGTGTATTTATCGGCGGCCTCCGGGCGGCCCAGGCGGTTGTAAAGCTTGTCCCAGCCCTCGGCATCCTCGGGGGGGGGCACCGTGAACAGCCCGTTGGGGTCGCGGTTGCCCAGCATCTTGCTGGCGTTGTAATAGGACTTGGCCAGACCATCCAAATCCTTGATATCGCGGAACACCGCCTCGGCGCGGATGTCGGCGGGCAGGGAATCGGCGAAAGACGGCGGGGCGGAACCGGGGGCGCCAGCCGGAGCGGCGGCCGAGGCGGCAGGAGCGGCGGCAGCGGCGGCAGCGGTGCCGCCGGATGCGCCGCTGGCGCCACCGCCGGAACCATCCTCGGGGGCGAAGGCGATGCGCAGAAATTTCATGTCCTGATCTCCTCGATAGCGGTCCTTTGCAGCGCCAGGCGCAGCAGTTCGGATTCGGTGAAACGCAATTGCGCGACGATCTCCAGCGCCAGCGAGCGGCGGCCGTCGCGGAAATGGGTGGCGAAGGGATCACCCTCGACCGTCGCCACCTCCAACATTCCGGCGCGGCGCAGCAGATCCGTCAGTACGGTTTCGCCGTCGCCGGCGGCGAACACCCGGCGATAGGATTCGGCCAGCGCCAATTGCGCCTTGGCCGGTTCCAGGCTTTCCTTGATGCTGGCGGATAGGCTGGAATCGGGCGTATTCATGCCAGACACCCCAATTGTTTGGCCATGCCACGCGCCACCGATTCCAGCCGCTGGCGGTAGCGGTCGCCGAACACATCCATGCAATCGACGAAGCACGAGAAGCCGAAATCGCAGACGAAGCCCTGGGGGCGGTTGCGCTTGGCATGGGCCTCGATCATGGCCTGGCGGCGATCGGTCAGCAGCATTTCCGGGGTGAAGGAACCCTTATGGTCCTCGCAGGCATGCAGGCCGGTGGTCCACACCAGCGGCGCATGGGCGGGATCTGCCGGCGTGCGCGACTGGACCACCAGCACCAGGGACCACAGCGGCGGCGTCTTGCAGCCGGCATGGTCACAGCGCAGGGCGTCATACAGGGCGCTGACCTGGGGCGACCATTTGGGAGTAACGGGGATGGCGGCGGCGCGGGTCATTCGCCACCGCCTTCCAGGGGATTCTCTCGCGGGGCGTTGGCGGCATGGATGCCACAATAGGTCAGTCCGCCGATGGTGGCGTCGGACGCCTCGCCGCAGATCACGCAGGGCCTGGGCGCGACCGGCGGCGTCGCGCGCAACTGGCGGATCTGCGGTCCCCGGATCTCGGCGATCTGCATCACCGCGTCGCGGTCCATGCGGCCGGCCCGGTAATCGGCCAGTTGCGGACCCATGGCCGCCTCCATGGCGCCATCGGGATCATCCACGTCGATGGGGTCGGCGGGCGCCGCCATGGGCACACGATTGGCCGGGCGGCCGACCGCGGCGCGGATCTCGGCCATCCTCGGAGCGGCAACGCTGGCCACGACCGGCTGGGAGGTCCGCGCCACCGGAGCCGGGCCGACCTGGCCGATCCCGGCCAGGGCACGGATGGCGGACAAGGCGTCGTCGCCATCGATCCGCTTGGCCCGGTGTTCCTTGACGATACCGGCGATCAGCACCATGGTGGTGTCTGGCGTCATGCGGCCTCCGATTGCTGGGCGCCCGGCGCCCCTTGCGCCTGCTGTCCACCCGCGCCAATTCCGGCCTGGGACAGGTTCTTCAGGGCGCCGGTGGCGTCCTGGGCGGCGCCGGCCAGGTTCGCCACCTGGGCATGGGCGTTCATCTGGGCTTGCGCTTGGGCGGCGGCCTGGGTTTCCTGCTGGATCTGCTCCGGGCTTTTGATCAGGGCCGGCGGCGCGTTGAGGATGCGGCCGCCGGTGCGCAGGATCGCCTCGGAGTCCAGCAGGCCGCCCACCTGCGGACAGATCGGCACCAGGCTGGTGGCCAGTTGGATCAGCCGGTTGGTCGAATCCATTTCGCTGGTCTTCTGCGCCACCGCGATGGGGCTGACATATTCGACCCGGAGCGGCACCCACGACAGTTCCGGCGGCGGTGGCGGAAACGGCGATCCGGGACCGAAGCGCAGGGCTATGCTCTTGCGCCACAGGATGGCGAAGACGCGATCGATCAGCGGCCCGAGGAACTCCAACTGCTGCCGCGCCAGCATGGGCGACAGCATGCGCATCTTCTCGTCCCGCTGCTGCAGCACCCAGGTGGCGGTGACGCCCTTGCCGGAACTGGCCGGATCGGTCATGTCCGACGGCATCACCAGCCATTCCACATAGAAGGTCTTCAGAATCTGCTGGCGCAGCGCCTGGATCATGTCGAGGCCCAACTGCGGCTGGCCCTTGGTCTCGATCGGCTCGATGCGGTCGCGCGACCCGGCGCGGTAATAGTTCAGCGATCCGGGATAGGTCTTGATCGGCATCAGGAAGCCGGCATCGGGCATCTGCAACGGCGGATCGATCAGCTTCTGCGCCCCCTTCAACACCATGCGCATCAGCTCGTTGAGCATCTTGACGTCGGGCAGCGCGGTGGTGCTGGGTGACCGCCCCCAGGTCTCGGACGCATTCTTGCGGAACCGCGGCACCAGGAAGGGGAACTCGTCGAAGCCGCCCTCGTCTCCAATCACGGTACCATCGTCCAGCGAGACATAGAGCGACTGGAACGGCTTGTTCTTGCGGTCGCGGCGTTGGGGGTCGCGGTCGCGGCGAGGGCCGACATCGTGCAGGAAGGTGAAGGGCGCATCCTCCTTGCCATCGGCCATGGCCTTTTCCACCGACGGCCCCGCCGCCTTGCCCCAGGCGTCCCAGGCCTGCCCGGCGGTATAGGTCCACTGGCGGGTGACGCTGTCGACCCGGTCTTCCTCGTTCTCGCCGATCACCACCTCTTGCAGGGGGCGGGTGCTGAACAGGATGCCGGAGCGCGGGCTTTCCAGCACCCCCATGCAGGCGGTGCCGGGGCCGGCCTGGTCGACGAACAGTTCGTAGCTTTGAGCGGCGAAATTGTGCCTGGCCGAATTGAAGATGCTGTACATGGCGTCGCTGGCGGCTTCCAGCCACAGCAGGACCGAGTCCTGGCGATTCAGGCCGTTACTCTCGGTCTGCAAGGTGAACCAGCGCAGATAGGGCGACACCAGTAGCGAATGCAGCCCGGAGGCCAGCATCTCGATGGCCCAGATCGGGGTGGAGTCGAATACCGATTCCATCCGCTTCATGCCGGGGCTGCGCTTGACCAGATAGTCGGCGCGATCCGGCTGCATCAGATTAGCGATTTCCTGCCAATGGCTCTCGAAGGTGCCGCGTTCGCCCTTGCGCATCTCCCAGCGCTTGATCGACCGCATTGCCCTCGCATCGCGATCCGCCATGGCGATCAGCCTCCCAACAGGGTTTTCTTGGCCACATTGGCCTGGGAGGTATCGCCCTGACCGCTGGTCAGGATGGTGGAGGCGCGGCCGGCGGATTGGGCCATGGCGGTGGCTTGGGCCTGAGCGGCGGCCTGCACCGACGGATCGGTGACGGTCGGCGCCGCCGGAGGCGCCATGGGAGTGACCTTGGGCGGCCCCGAGAACATGCTGGTGACCGCGGAGACAATGCCGCCCATTACATCAGCCCCACCAGACGAGGTTGCGGGTCGGTGGACAGGCGGGGAACCGAGATCGGCGCCACCGGCGGCGCCCCATCAACCGCCGCCACCGCCGCCAGGATCTGGGCCGAGGTGGGTGACGGATTGGCGCCGAACAGGGTGACCAGGGCCGATTCGGATTCCCGCGTCAGCACGTATCCCGCCGGAAGCTGCGAGAAGATGTCGGCGGCGATCATCCCAGCCCCACCAGGTTGGTGGCGGTGGTGCTGGTGGCGTTGATGCCCTGGAACTCCAGTGGCAGGATGGTTCCGGCCGGAACCGCGTCGAACACCACGGCGGTGGTCTGGCCCAGCGGCACCACCGCGACATTGCCGGCGCCGCCGACATAGAGGGCGGAGAATGGCCCGATGGCGGTGTTATCGGTCGGCGTGATCGCCGCCATCTGGCGATAGCATTCGTGGACCTTGGACGGGATCTGCGTGGGAGCGGCGCTGTAGCTCATGGCGTCCTCACCGTGGCGGTGACGGGGCCTTCCGACTTGGGCGGCGGGTCCAGCACCAGATAGGACTGGTTGGTGCTATCGATGCCGGTGACGGTGAAGTCGCCATTGTTGGAATTGGTGCCCAGCACGATGACGCTATCCTGGACGGCGAAGGCGGCGAAGGTGCCGTTGGCGGCCTGGACCTGGGCACTGCCGGCCACGAAGGTCATGGAGGCGGCGGCCAGCTTGGACAGCCCCTGATCCGTCGACAGCGACTTGGTGCACATGGTGTCCGGGGGATGGCCGCACCGCGCGGTGGCGCGCGAGCGGGTACCCTGCATCAACGGATAACTCATCGCTTCCCCCTTCCCTTCCCGTCAATCATCGGCGAATTGGATTCGCCGGAATTCCGTGATTTGTTGATCATCTCGACGAGCACCCCCGCCACCGCGCTGCCGACCGCGACCGCCAGATCGGCGTTGCGCCGCGCCACCAGGACGGGATGGTCACCGCAATATTCGCTGTCCTCACGCGATCCGCCGTCACGCAGCATGCAGCGCCCCAGATTCTCCGATCCGGGGGATTTCAGGCGCCGCCAGTGCGGGCAGGTCGAGCAGGCAAGATCATCCATGCCCCAAGGCTCTGAGGAAGATGTTGCAGGATCAACACCGAAGATGTTGCAACAAGTGCCTATTTTGTTGCATTCGGCCGCAACAACCGCCCACCGCCACAAGGTGGAGCGGTCGCGGCCCCAGCGCCGCTCGATGTCCTTCCACGTCATGCCGGCATCGCGCGCCCGCTGTACCGCGGCGCCGATCTCCAAGCGGTTATCGGTCCCCGATTGCGAATCGTTGCCGGCCATGACCACCACCCTCCTCGGATATGGCCGTGCGCTGGCGCGGCTGGCCGGAATTGCGTTCGTGGCGATACATCACCGCCAGATCCTCGCCACCGCCCGACAGGGCGTATTGCAAGGCGTCATGGGGATGGCTGAAATCGTTCTTGTCGATTTCATCGCCATAGCGATCGGCGCCGCTGATATTCAGCTTGCGGAAGCGGTAGCCGGCATTGAAGCCGCTGCGGATCACCTTGCAGCGCGAGCTCAGCAAGAACCCCGGCTGGCCATCGATCAGCCGGGTCAACGGCAGGCGCACCGATTCCAGCCGCCGGATGATGGAATTGGTGGGCGCCGCCAGCACCGGGAAGCCGATCTCCTCCTCGACGATCTGCAACCAGGACAATTCCTCCGCCGCCTTGTCCTGACCATGCTGGGCGGCGGGGTCGGCGTAGAACACCACATCGAACCCGGCATAGCGCTCGGACAGCAGCAGATTGAGGCGCTGACCGAACCGGCGCGGCCCGACACCCGGCTCCGTCACCAGCTCGTCCAGCCCCCGCCATTGGCCCGAGGGCATATGCTGGCACAGCATGGCGGCCGGGCGCAGACCGGCATCCAGTCCGCCGATCAGGCGGATACCCTTGACCGGCTCCAGATCGCCGGCCGGCACATGCAGGGCATCGTTGAACTCCGGGTAGACCGGCTTGCCGGCGCGCGAGTAGCCCGGCTTGTTCTCCAGCATGCGGGCCACATACCAAGCCGGCTTGTTGAGGGCCTGATTGTGGTAATAGCCGGCGCCACCATCCAGGTTGGCGATATTCTCCGCCTCGGCCGACAGACCCGAAGGCTGGCGGAACAGATCGATGTTGCCGGCGGCCAATTCCTCCGCCGACTTGGTGAAGACATCGTCATACAGCCACGAGCCCAGCTCCGGCGCATTGCAGTCCATCAGCACGCCGCGCCAGCTGGGGCCGCCCTCATCCATGTCGGGATAGCGGCCGACACGGCCATCGGCGAAATCCCAGACCTCGCGCGCCAGCAGATCGGCCTCGTTGAGGTAGAAGGCGGTCGGCTCATAACCGCGTAGGACATCCTCGACCGCGTTCTCGCCGATCGCCACGAATTCCACCTGCAGGTCGACCTTGCTGCCATCGCCCAGGCCGAACTTCACCCGATGCTTGGCCGGGGCACCATCGGCGCCGATGAACTCGCCCACCTCTTTCGGCACCCGCTTGAACCACGACGGGATCGTCGTTTTCCACAGCTGGCGATAGGTGTCGCGGACGATGCAAAGCTTGAACTTGCGCACCCCATCCCGTGTCGACCGCCTTTGCGCCGCCGCCAGATGAATCCCCTTCATCAGCACGGCCGTGGTTTTTCCCGACCCGATCGGCCCGTTGATGATCTGCGTGCGCGCCGTCGACGCCATGAACCGATCCGCGACCGAACCCGGCGATTTCCAGGTGATATCGATGAAGCCGCTCATGCCCACACCCTCGCCCGATCTGCCGACCGCAAGTTTCGCTCCGGCCCGAAAACTCCGGGAATGGCGGAAAACCACGCTGGCAGGGGGGCGCGCGCGCAATTCGGCGCGAAACCGGGGGTACCCCCCCCGCCGAAAGCGATATCGCTTTGGAAGGCTCCGGCGGTGGCGACCTTTCGATGTTCGATCCATTGCGCGAGAGGCGCGAACCCCAGCATTTCCGCGCCTTTCAGGCCGACTGTCAGACCGCGACTGTCAGACATCGCTTTCCCCCTCGTCCGAGTTGTCAATAATTTCAATGACTTGCAGCACGTCGCGGACCGGATCAGGACGAGAGCTCTCGACGATGGTCAGCCTCACCTCGCGATGGTCGGTGAGGTCGACCGCCAGCGGCTGGCGCTGGTGCAGGTAGGGCAGCGCCGCCGTGGCGCAGTGGCGCTTTTCTTGCCATGCCTCCAAGAGGCTGCACCCCAGCCGCTTGGCCATCTCGTCCACCGGCATGTCGGCCATGCGCACCAGGGTCAGCAGCGGCGGCGAGCCCTGCCGCAGGATCCACTCGGCCATGTCGGTGGTGCGCTTGTTCCGCGCCCCCTTCGGTCGACCCGGCCGGCGCGAGCCCAGCTGCTCGATCTGCCCGGCCGGCAGCACCGGCAGGCCCAGCAGATCACCCAGCGCCAGCTGTTCCGGCTCGTCATCCTCCCCGGCCACGTCCATAGCCAGATCCAGCGCCGCCTTGGTGCCATCGCCGCTCATATCACCCCCGTATTTTATTCAAGCTGGCGACCAAACCCGCCCGATCCACCGGTTTGGTCCCGGTTTGGCCGCTGGTTAGGTTGATATGTCTCTGATTTCTCATGTCTATTTAGTCCTAGAGGTAGGAACCAAACCACCAAACCGCGTTCCCCACATGTAAGCGGATCGTTCCGCTTTGAGCCGGTTTCGCTGTTACGTCAGGCGCGGGAGAGGTTTGGCGGTTTGGCGGTTTGGTCGCGTCGCAACCCATTGATATAGCTGCATACTCTCCAAACCGGCAAACCTAACCACACCCTAACCCGAAGGTTGCCGACAAGATCGCGCGCGAATTCTTGCCTGTAGCCATCGGGTGGGGGCATGGGCATGGGAGTCATGGTTATAGCCCCGCCAATGGGTCGGGGCTGGGGGCCGAGGACGATAGAGCGGGGTCGGCCGCGCTCCGGTGGCTCGCCAATCCTGCCGCCGTGCCGCTATCCACGCCAGAGCCAGGCGAGCCACCTGCGGCCGACAAATCGTCTTGCCCGCCGTCCGGCGGGCCTTTCAGGCAGAAATCAATGGGCACGAGGGTGGCCTTGGTCTGAGCCCCGGACCAGTAGGGGATATTGCCACGCGCCCCGGGCAACCAGCCCAGATGCTGCACCCAACCGCCCTGAGTATCGGCACCGCCTTGCCATTTGGTACGATCGAACAGCCGCGCCAGCTCGGTATGGCGATTGGCCACCCAAAAATAGACTCCGGGCCATTTGGGGTCACCGGTGGCCTTGTCACGGGGCGCCAGCCGCACCTCCATGCCATAGGACTTGAGAATATCGTTGGCGATGCGCGCGTCGTCGCTGGGGTGGCCGAAGGCGTCGAGATCAGCCGCCTGTTTGACCCACTCGCCGATGGTCTTGGCCACGCCGCCGCGATAGGCCTCAAGCCGGCGGGTCAGCAGATACAGCAGGCAAGCCTGCTCGATGGCCAGATCGCCGGCCAGCTCGGCCAGATCGCCGACCCGCAGCCGCTCCGTCCACCTGGCCAGTTCGTCACCATCCGGGACATGATCGTGGCGGACCAGATCCTGGCAGGCCAGCAGCGTCCCGAACACGTCAGCGCCGCGCGCCGTGTGGCCAGCCAGTTCCATGGCCTCGCGATAGAGGGTCAGGGTATCCGCCCAGCGCCCCCAGTTGTCGACAATGCGGCGCAACAACCGCCGGCCCAGTTGTTCGAGGCGCCGAGGTGCCAGATTGGGCGGCTTGATCCCGTCCGGAAGCTTGTGCAGCTGCAGGACGACAAAGCGAGATCGATCGGCCGAGTTGAGCGGAGGCACCGCGATCGAGGACAAGCCGAAGGTCGAGCGGGCCGCGAATTCGCGTCCTTCGTGGTCGGCGCCGCCGCGCAACACCACGCCGCCGCTGGCCGCCTGCCGCGCCAGCCCCAGCAGGGTGTTCATGCGGCGGTTGTCTTCCTCGCCCTCGGCCTCGTCGATCGCCACCGGCCGCGAATCGAAGCCCAGCTTTTGCCAGATGCCGGCGCCGGTGGCATCCGAGGTCGAGACCAGCCAGCGCCCCAGCAGTCCTTTGCCGTAATCGTGCAGGGTGGACTTGCCGGTGCCCTTGCCGCCGGTGGTCCATTTCAGTGGCCGCCATTTCAGCGCCCCGCCCAGCATGCCTGCCACCATATGGCCCAGTTCGAGATAGGGATCGACCTCCGGCCGCGCCCACATCCATGTCTTGAGATCGCCGAGGATTTCGGCGGCGGCGCCGCTGGCGGGCTCGCGCTCGGTGGTGGGTTGGGGCAGCGAGGGACGTGACGGATAGACCAGGTCACCGATTTTACCCGGCTCGCGACCCTGGGCGGCCGAACCATCGGCGCCGTAGACCACCACCCGCGTGCCGTAATGGACGATCAGCTCGCCATCAGCGCCCAGCCAGGCACCGGCACCGCGAACCTTTTCGGTGGGTGACCAGACCCCCATGGCGGCGCAGGCAGCCTTCAGCGCCCGCGACACATCCTCGGCGCGCCAGCCCTTTTCCTTTCCCTTGGCGTCGAGGCGGGGCCAGTACTGTTCCAACAGATCGGGCTGGCGCCCCATCAATCCTTCGATGTTCTTCCGCTCGATGTCCTTCCAGGCCAGGTCCTGCAACTGGTGCAGCTCATCAAGGAAGTAGCAAACCCGCCCCTGGACACCGAGTGCCTTCACTGGGAAATCCAGCGGCAGGAAGTCCTGCCACTCGTCATCGGGCGCCGGATCGGCGGCCGGCGGCTCCTCCGGCAGCGGATCAGGATCCCCCTCCGGCTTGTATTGCCGGCCCTTGGCGCGCGCCTCTTGCAGCACATGGACATTGGCCGGGACGGTATTGGGCGGAGGGGTGCCGGCGGGTTTGCTCATCTGTCGTTCCCCTGCAAGACCTCGTTGGGGTCTTTCCATTCGGGCGGGATATCCACCACCACCACCCGCTTGCCCTGGGCATAGGTGTTGTTCACCGCCCGCTCGAACTGGCGCGCCGCGGCAGAATCCGCCGGATCGTTCTGGCGCCAGAAGCGGACTTGCTCGATCAAGGGCGGGAAGGCTAGGCCGACCATGTTGGACAGCGACACCCCCGCCACCACCCTGGCATCGGGGCAGGCGATGGCCACCGACAGGGCGTCTTCGATCCCCTCGGTGATATCGACCTCGCCCGGGGTGGTCAGCTCGCCCAGCTTGCGGCCGTAGAACACTTCTCCGGTCTCCGGATCGAAGCGGCAGCCGTTCCACAGCCGGATCACGCCGCCCTGATAGGGTCCATAGGTCTTCTTGGGATTTTTCAGCGCCGCCTTGACCCATCGCCCATCCGGATTGCGGCTCAGATAGGTGCGATGGACGCCCAGCACCGCCCCGGCCATGCCGTTGATCGGTGCCACCATGGCCGGCAGATAGGCCGAGTCCTGATCGGGCTTGCCCAGCTCGGCGCAATAAAGGCGCGGATGGAAGCGCAGGCAGCGCATGGGGTATGGCAGCGCCCGGATGTCGAGGCCGCGACCGCGCAGATATTCGTCCACCGGGGTGTCGACCAGACCGGCCGGGGCGTCGAGATAGATCGCCTTGGCCCGCCGCCGCTTCTTCTCGACCTCCTCGGCATCGGAATCGGCGCGGTCATCATAGGACACCAGCGCCCGCTGGGTCTGGCGCAACGCCTCCGGATTGGCGCCATCCAGCCCGCCCCAGGCCTTGGCCCAGCGCACCGCCGCCCCCATGTCGCCGTTGTGCAGCAGTTCGGCATGGAACGACAGGGCGCTCATGGCATCCTTGCCCGAACGGCCGAACGGCCCGGCGAAATCCTTGACCATGCCCTGATAGGGGCCGGAGAGGGAGACGCGGAAACTCTTGGCGGTCTTGTCGCCGCGCAGCGGGTTGCGGCAAACCCAGTCATGTCCCTCGCGCCAGCCGTCGCGCAGATCCCAGGGACCGCGCACCAGGTCGAAGACGCGCGACCGCATCAAGTCGGCAATGCGCTCCAAGGTGGCGCGATCCTGGACGCTGTCCCTGGACGGCGGCTTGCGGGTCGGGGCCGGGCTCATGGCTTAACCAGCCCATGGGCATAGCGCACGATGGGGCCGGCCTGGATCTCCACCGCGCGGGCCTGGCGGATCAAAAACGCCATGGCGCCGGCATTGGCCGGATTGCGCGCCGCCAGCTCGACCAACGGCCAGTCCCGCAGCAGGACGGTGAGGGTGACGCAATCATCCACCAGGTCGCATGACGACCGGTTGGGATGGATCATGGTCACCCGCACGGTGCGGGCCAGGCCGGCATCATCCAGGCCCACATGGATCAGATAGGCGATATTGCCCCACACCAGGGCATGGGCCAGTTCCAGCAGGCGCGGATTATCCCGGCGGACCGCAGGGAACGCGGAGCGGACAATCGGATTGTCGCGGCGAATCGGATTCGCCGCCTTGGTTCCATCGCCGTTCATGCCGCCGCACCAGGATGGGAGGCGGCGGCGGGAGGATCGGCCGCCGCCTCCCGGCCGGCTTCGCCGGCAACCGAACCTTTCGATTCGGCGCCTGCGCGCCGGGAGCCGGGCGGCGTGTCCAAGGCCGCGCCGGCACTTTCCGGCGGGGAACCCGCAACCGCGCCGGAAAACAGGGGTTCCTGGGTCAGAAGCTTGCGCGCCGCCTGCAACGAAATTCCCCGCTCGCAGGCCAGCGCCACCGCCGTAAGGGCCGCGCCCGATGCGGCGCCGCTCATGGCCAGAACCAGCCGGACAGCGCCAGCACCAGGGCGAAACCCGCCGCCGCCACTCCGGCCAGATCAGGATATCCCAACATGCCTCCCCTCCCCTGTTAGCGGTTACGGTCCCACTCGACCAGTTCGATCAGCCAAAACGAGACCATCCGCAGCCACCAGGCGAAACTCAGGATCAAGGCATGCAGCAGATGCCTCATTCATGGCCACCGCCGCCGCCGATGCGCGCGAAAAGGCGATCGAGGCGCCTCAGATCGGCGCGCGCCTCGGCCAATTGATCCTTGATATCCCCCTGGGTCGGCAGCGGATCACCCAGCACCTCGGCCAGGAACGACCATCCATGCAGCCGCCACCCGGCGACCAGGTGTCGCCGCAAGGGCGCTTGCCCGGATGCCCACCCTTCGGCGGTTTTGAGCGAAACACCGAAACCGGCGGCGCAGGCCTTGATATCCAACGACCCCCGCCGCTTTCCGGGATAGCGCCGCTTCAGGGCTTCGGCCCAAAGCCGTCCCTGCACATCCACGTCCCCGCCCGCAACCGGGGAATTCCCTGTCGCAGTTCCGCCCTGCGCGGCGTAGACCAGGGAGGGGTCAGGCGGCATGGGAGGACTCCAGATGGCCAGCGACAGGAGTGAAGGAATCGTGCGGGATGGTGTCGCGGATGAACTGGCGAACCCGTCCGATGGTCCGCAGCGTCAGATTGGCCTCGGTCCGCACCCGGCTGACCAGATTGGCATCACCCACCGCCTTGCGCCCAAAGGTGGTGGGTGCCATCCCGGTGCGGGACAGGTAGGTCTCTATTTCATCACGGAGGGTCTGTAATTCGCTCATGACCGAGAATTGTCGGAAATATCAGATTATGTCAACTGAGATTTCAGACTGGAGTCTCAACATCCGGTGTCGGATAGTTCCGACATGACACAAAATCGAGTAGCCATCGAGATCAAAGCGCGAATGGATCACCTCGGCCTGACCGCCGCCGAACTGGGGCGACGCGCTGGTGTCGGACGCACATGCATCCCCGATATTCTGACGGGCAATTCCATCAATCCACGGGCCGATACCCTGCAAAAGATTGCCGACGCCCTCGGCTGTACCCCCAACGATCTTGTTCAACCGCCTCGCTACACCCTGACGATCAGTAATGGTCCCGGCGAGGAGCCCACCGTCCTGACCGTCATTGACCCGCCAGAGGATGCGGCCAGACAGCGCAAGCTCGACATCCTGCTTGCTCATGCGCGTCATTTACCGGATGGGCAACTCGATACCGCCATTACCCTTCTTGATGCGCTGGAGAAATCGAGCGCCAGATCGGATCGAAAGGACGGCAGTAACGGAGGCTAAAAAAATTTGCCCGGAACTGCTCTTAAAAGGTGATGCCCATGAGGAGAATTGAAATGATCGCGGTTTTTGCGGTAATGGCTTCATCCATTGCAATTTCCGCAGCAATCATGCTGGCGCACCGCTGGGTATTTGCCCCCTCTGTTCATCCCAATTCATTCGTTCAGGCTGATCTTTGGACGGGAAAGTTCCGCGCCTGCCGGATGAGCTACGAAGGGGAATCCTTTGAGTGCACGGCATTTATGCCCCCGAACTCAAGCGATGAAGGCATATATGCGCCTAATAACCATAGATGGAGGTGACTCTTGTCATGATCAAGATACTTGCAGTCGTCGTTTTTGGATTATTTCTATCGGGATGCGCCATAACCGAACCGGTTGTTGTCATCGCTCAACATGGTCAAGTCTTACGAGGCACCACCACCGCCAGCATGGTAACCGGAGGATCATTCAGCGTGACGGACGGAAATCTGATGTGTTCCGGCGATTACAATGCCTGGAACACGTCCAGGACAATCACAATGCAGGTGCTCTGCTCCGACGGGCGGAAAGGCATCATCATCGCCACCAGAGAAAAGAGCGGGATCGCCGGCAGCGGGACCGTTCATCTCAATGATGGAACGGAAGGCACATTCATTTTTGGGCCAGCGGCTGCAAATTTCTAATGGTATCAGGGTATCAGTGAGCGGCGGGAAGATACCGGATCGCGGCCAGGATGACGCCAACGGCGACGACCAGAACACTCCCGAACCAGATCTTCAGATCCCGCTTGAGAATTTCCAGATCGTTCTTGGTGGTCATTTCCTCGCCAACGGCTTCGGCCAGGGCTTCGGCTGTGTCGCCGGCCTGTTTCGCGGAGAAGCCGGCGGCTTCAAGCCGCCGAGCCAGTTTGAGGGTGTCGAAGGGTATCGCGCTCATGCCTACAACATCGGCTCTGGGGCCAAGCCTGTCAAGGACGCCAGGCTGACATAATGCATCGTCTGATATTTCAGATGATGCACTTGACAGTCTGATTTATCCGACAGATTATCCCCTCCATCACATCCCATGATGGAGGTTGTCCCATGTCCACCACCAAGACCCGCAGAGTTTCCAGCCGTGGCCGGCTGGCCAGCGGCGCCCCCAATCCGGTCGATGTCCATATCGGCGCCCGCATGCGGCTGCGCCGCACCCTGCTGGGCATGTCCCAGGAGAAGCTGGGCGAGGCCATCGGCCTGACCTTCCAGCAGGTGCAGAAATACGAGCGCGGCGCCAACCGCATCGGCGGATCGCGCCTCTATGACCTGTCGCGCGTCCTCGACGTGCCGGTGTCGTTCTTCTACGACGACATGTCGGACAGCACCCAGGCTCAGAGCCCCCTGTCCATCATCAAGGGCGGTGCGGGCCTGGCCCCGGAGGAGGTGCCGTTCGAACCCGACCCCATGGCCAAGCGCGAGACCCTGGAACTGGTGCGGGCCTACTACACCATCACCGACCCCACGGTCCGCGCCCGCGCCTATGCCCTGCTCAAGGCCCTGGCCGCCACCACCGGGGCCAGCGAATCGGATTGTCGCGACGAATCGGATTCGTCGCGTCGCTTGCCTTCGGCTGCGCCGCCGAGCCATCTCCCCCATGCGGCGGAGTGACGGCCATGACCGCCACCACCCCCTTCGATCGCGTCCTCGCCCTGATCCAGACCGCCGGCACCAGCGAGGGGGCGGCCTGCCTCGCCGCCGGCCTCGACCGCACCGCCATCGCCGCGTCGCGTAAGCGCGGCGGTCGCATGGACCTCAGCACCATCGAAAAGTTCGCCGGCCATTTCGGCGTATCTGTGTCGCAGTTGCTGGGCGAAGCCCCGGCGGCCACCGCCCCGGCCGATCCCACCTTCGTGCGGCGGCCGCTGGCCCGGCTGGCGCTGTCGCCCGCGAATGAGCGGGTCCATTTCGACCCGGCATCCATCGACGTGCTGGCCGAGGACATCGCCCATCGCGGCCTGTTGCAGCCGCTGATCGTCTATCCCGATCCGCGCCGCGACGGCTTTGACCTGGTGGCAGATGGCGGTCGCCGCTATCGCGCCCTGGTCCGGCTGGAGGAAGCCGGCGAGATCCCCGACGAGATCGACCAGTTGGGGGTACCGTGCAGCAAGGTCGCCGACGAGGCCGAGGCGCTGGAGGTGACCGTGGTCGCCAACCACCAGCGCGAGGGCGTCCACTTTTTGGATCGCGCCGCCGCCCTGGCGCGGTTGCGCGACGAACTGGCCTGGGACACCGACCGCATCGCCGACCGGCTCAAGATGGGGCGCCGGGTAGTGCAGATCGCCCTGCAGATCCACGACAACCTCGACGACGACAGCCGCGCCCTCGCCCTCGCCGGCCACCTGACCCAGAGCGACTGCCTGGAGCGGGTGCAGGCCCCCAAGCCGGCCCCGCTGGTCGGAGCGTTGCAGCCGGCCGAGGCCGAGCATTACCAGCAGCGGGCCGAAGAGATCGGCGGACAGGCGCGGGCGGAGGAGGAGGAACCGCCCGCTTTCCTGCGCCGCCATGATCCCGCCGCGGCGCCCCCCGGCCAGGACGTTTACGCCGCGGAGCGCGAGCGGATCAACCAGCGGATCGAGGCGCGCCGCCAGGCCATCGAGACCTGGCGCCAGGCCATGCGGGTCTGCATGACGGTGCGCGACGCCATGAAGCTGCTGCTGATCGACCGGCTCTACCACTGGCCGGGGCAATATGACCATCAGGGCCCGCTGAGCTACACCGCAGACGGACTGCCCACCGCCATGCTGTCCAAGGGCACCGGTATCCTGGGCAATCTCTGCGATCAGGTCGGACCGGCCAAGGACGGCCGCAAGGGGTTCAAGCCCGGCGCCATCGACGCCGGGGATGTGTGGCAGGGTCTCGGCAGCGACAACGTCAACGAGGCCTTGGTTGCCTGGGTCACCGAACGCCTCTATCTGCCGCCCAACGGCGCCGCGCCGCATCCCCTGCTGCTCCACCTTTCCAAGCTCTGGCGCGTGCCGTTCCCGCCGGTATTGCTGCCCGATCAGATCGACATCGAACACCTCGCCACCATCCCGCCGCTGGTGTCGCTCACCACCAGCGACGAGGTCGCCGACATCCTGGCCGACGCGGTCGGCACCGCCAAGCTGCGGGCCGGGGCCGAGCCGCCCGATCTGTGCGAGGACGACGACCGCTGGGTCGAGGATTACGGCCTCAACCCGGCGGTGCTGATCGAGGACGCCTTCGAGATCAAGCTCTCGGCCGCCGACACCGCCGCCCTGGCCGGTGGCACCTTCGGCCAGACGGTGCAGTACCTCTGCGACCGCCTCGACATCCCCACCAGTCAAGCAGCGGAGTAACCGACATGGCCACCACTCCCAACTGGACCCGCTCCGGCGCCATGCTCGGCCGCGAACGCGCCATGCTCGACCTCAGGGCCGGTACCGTCACCCCGGTGGACGGGCTGTGGATCCCCGACAGCGCCCCGCCGGAATACGCCGAGGCGCTGCGCCGAGCCTATGCCGCCACCGTCGCCGGCGAAACCGCCTCGCTGGAGATCTGACATGGCCGACCTGATCACCCGCGCCGCACTCGCCCGCATGCTCGGCCTCACGGTGGAGAAGCTCTACAAGCGCCAGAAGGAGTTGGAGGCCAACCCGGTCAATCCGCTGCCCGGTCCGGTGCTGGGCAATATGTCCGGCGCCCGTTGGGACCCGGCGGCGATCGAGCGCTGGATCGCCGCCGGCGGCGAACACGCTCCGGCCAATCCCGCCACCACCGCCCCTCTGGCGTCCGCCAAGGCCAGCGTCGAAGATTGGGGCGCCCAGCTCGACAGCAATGCCCGCCGCCTGGCGGTGGGAGGCTGACCATGGCCAACGATCCCCGCCTCGTCACCATCGGCTCCGGCGCCGCCATTCTGCTGCATCCCTGCCGGGTCTGCGGTGCCGAGGCCAGCTTCGGCTCCGGCGTGTCGCTGCGCCAGGATCGGCTGGGGACATGGCATTGCGCCCAACACCGCCCGGCGACAGCGACGCCGGAACGTCCGCCCTATTCCCTCCCGGCGCCCAAGGTGGCCGGACAGGGCAAACTGTTCTGATCGGGGGAATAACCTCGTCATTCAGACCGCGCCGGGCGGCTCCCGGCAGAAGAGGAGACTGAACATGCAGACCTATATCGGAACCAAGTTGGTGAAGATGCAGCCCATGACGCGGGCCGAGTACAACGTCTACCGCGGATGGGATCTACCGGCCGACGAGAACGGCGCCGACGATGGCTATCTCGTCGAGTACCTGGACGGCGGCAAGCCCAACGTCGCCGGCCATGACGGATATGTCTCTTGGTCCCCCAAGGAGCAGGCCGACGCCGCCTACCGTGTGACCACGGGTATGTCGTTCGGCCTCGCCATTGAGGCCATGAAGAAGGGGCATCGCGTTGCCCGCACCGGGTGGAATGGCAAGGGCATGTGGCTGACTATCTCATGCGACGGCACACGGGAAATCCCGGCCTCGTCTTTCTGGTCGCCGAACAACGCCGACTACGCCCAGAGCCAGGGCGGCACAGCCAAGGTGCTGCCCAGCATCACCATGAAGACCGCCACCGGTGAAATCCTCATGGGCTGGCTGGCGTCCCAGACCGACATGCTGGCCGATGACTGGTGTATCTCTCCCGCCGCCTGACCAATATCGGGGCGGTCGAAACGGCCGCCCCGTAACCGCCTCACCTCGTTTAGACCGATGAAATTGTGAGGAATGTCATGAAGACCTGCGCCGACGCTGATCTGGTCTATCCGCGCGAAGCACTGTGCCAGAACTGCCTGAGAATCCATCTGGTCACTACCCTGATCCCAGACGACAACGATCCACCGGGAAGGTGCCCCACCTGCGACGGACAGACATGTTCATGCGATACCTGCATGGCCGACGCCGCCGACCTGCGGGACGGCCTTTTCGACGAGATCAACGTCAAGCCGTGGCTCCGCGTCGTCGCTTGGACCGCCGACGACGGTGCGACAGTCATTCACATTCCTACCAAGCTGGATCGGGACCGCGGCTATGGAAGGTCCAGCTATCGGCTCGCTGGATATCTCCCCGGGCGCCGGGGCGCTCCGTATGTGGACAGTGACAAAACCATTAGACGGCGGAAGCGGCCGTGGTGCGATCCCCCGCGCCGCTTTCGGGGCCACGATTACTGGCTTTACCGCTTCGATCCCATTCCTTTTTGACATCGGGTTTTTCGGACCACTCTTGACCACGACACCCGATCCGGGCGTAGCATAAGACACGGCAACCGAGGATAAGACCATGGCCAATATCAAGGTCAAATTCTTTACCACCAAACCCGGCCGTGGCGGCAGTGAGCGCTATTTCTGGGAGCCATCCCCCACCTTGCGCAAGCTGGGTTGGCGGGGCGAACGGCTACCTGCCGACCTCGCCCAGGCCATTGAGCGGGCCCGCGAAATCAACCGCCAGGTCGAGGCTTGGCGCAAGGGCGAGGACCCGACCCGGCCAGCGCCGGCAGCGGCCCAACAGCCCGGCACCATGGCCGACCTGATCCACCGCTATAAGCAGTCGTCCCGCTACCGCACCAAGGCCCCCGCCACCCGCAAGGGCTATGATTGGTGCCTCAATGCCATCCAGGCTTGGGGCAGCAAGGTCCCCGCCGCCATGGATGGACTCGCCCCCATCGCCTCCATCACTGCGCCCCGGGTGCAGCGCTGGTACGAGGAGATGCACGCCACCAAGCCGGGCACCGCCAATGCGGTGCTGCGGGTGATGCGGCTGCTGTTCACCTTCGCCCGGCGCAACGGCGATATCACCACCAACCCCGCCGCCGCCCCGGGCCTGATCACGCCGGCCAAGTCGGGCAGGATCTGGACCGATGCCGAGGTCGACCTGTTGGTGGCCACCGCCGACGCCATGGCTATGCATTCCATTGGCGACGCCATCGAGCTTGCCTTCTGGCTGGGGCAGCGCCCCACCGACATCCGCCGCCTTCGCTGGGACCAGTATAAGGCTGGCGTCTTCGCCGTCACCCAGTCCAAAACCAATGCCCGCGTCACCATCCCGGAATCGCCCCGGCTGCTGGCCCGGCTCGAAGCCGCCCGCCAGCGCCAGCAGGACACCAAGGTGGTCAGCACCACCATGGTGGTGTGCGAGGCCACCAAGCGGCCGTACACCGAATATCATTTCAGCCATACCTTCGCCGAGATCCGCGCCAAGGCGGCCGAGGAATTGCCCTCCCTCAAGGGGCTTCAGTTCAAGCATCTGCGCCATACCGCCGTCACCCGCCTGGCCGAAGCCGGCTGCACCATCGCCGAGATCTCCCGCATCACCGGCCACAGCCTCAAGACCGCCGAAAGCATCCTCGAACATTACCTCGTCCGCACCGACGACATGGCCGCCACCGCCGTGGCCAAGCGTCTGGCGCGCGAACAAAAAGCGTGAGATGTCGGACAGTCCGACCAAACTGTCCGACATTCCGCCTTCTCGTTCTTCCCCTGTTCTAAAAGCGAACCCCCTAATAAGCGAGGCTTATCAGGGGGTTGAGATGGTGGGCCCGCCGGGACTCGAACCCGGGACCTCTCGATTAAAAGTCGCTTGCTCTACCAACTGAGCTACGGGCCCGCTCGAAAGGGCGCTCACCATAGGCAGGTGAGCGCCCGCCGTCAACGGAACGAAAAGCTATTTCTTGGCATCGGACAACATTTGTGCCCGGATCAGCTTGTCCGGGTTGGACACCATGCCGTTATCGGAGGGATCGCCCTTCTTGATCCGATCCACGGACCCCATGCCGTCCAGCACCCGGCCGATCATGGTGTAATGGCCATCGAGGCTCGGCGCCGAACCCAGCATGATGAAGAATTGGGAATCGGCGCTGTCGGGGCTGGCCGAACGGGCCATGCCGACGGCGCCGCGCACGAAGTGTTCGCCGGAGAACTCGGCACGGAGCTTGGTGCCCGAACCACCGGTGCCGGTGCCGGTGGGATCGCCACCCTGGGCCATGAAGCCGTCGATCACCCGATGAAACGGCGTTCCGTCGTAAAAGCCCTTGCGGACCAGTTCCTTGATGCGGGCGACATGATTGGGCGCCAGTTCGGGAAGCAGCTCGATGGTCACCTTGCCGGTGGCCAGTTCCAGCACCACGGTATCGTCGGGGCCGGCGGCCGAGGCCGGCTGGGCAACGGCGACCAAGGCCAGGGCCGCCACGGCAAACGCGAAACGTTTCAGAACAGTCGTCATGGAATGTCAGTCCTTGCAATCCGCCGCGACACGCAGGCTGATGATGGAATCGGGCGACTTGACGGTACCGGAACCGGGAGCGCCCCGCTTGATGGCATCCACATGCTCCATGCCCTCGGTGACCTTGCCCCAGATGCTGTATTTGCCATCGAGATGGGGCGATTCGTCGAACATGATGAAAAACTGGGAATCGGCACTGTCGGGACTGCTGGCGCGGGCCATGGAACAGGTGCCGCGCACATGCTTCTCCTTGGAGAACTCGGCCTTAAGATGGGTTCCCGAGCCACCGGTCCCGGTCCCCTTGGGGCAGCCGGTCTGGGCCATGAAGCCATCGATCACCCGATGAAACTTGAGCCCGTCATAGAACTTCTCACGCGCCAGCTCCTTGATGCGGGCAACGTGGTTGGGAGCAAGGTCGGGGCGCAGCTCGATCACCACACGGCCATCCTTGAGGTCCAGGTAAAGAATATTCTCGGCGTCCACACGGTCCTCCATGGTCCTTGACCGGCTTGTTAAAAGCCAAATTTTTCGTCCAGTTTCATCTTCACCCTGGGGCTGACGAACTGCGAGATATCTCCACCCAGGCGGCCGATTTCCTTGACGAAGCGCGATGAAATGAACTGGCTGCGCTCGGAGGCCATCAGGAACATGGTCTCGATATCGGGCGATATCCTGGCATTCATGCCGGCCATCTGGAACTCGTACTCGAAATCGGAGACGGCGCGAAGCCCGCGCACGATCAGATTGGCGCCGCAATCCTTGGAAAAGTTCACCAACAGGGTCTCGAACGGCCGAACCTCGATGCTGACGCCAAGGGTGGCGGAAATGGCCGCCGTCTCGGCCTCGGCCATGGCCACCCGCTCGTCCAGGGTGAACAAGGGGCCCTTTCCCGCATTGACTGCCACCGCCACGATCAGGTGATCCACCAGCCGCGCGGCCCGGGAAACGATGTCGAGATGACCGTTGGTCACCGGATCGAAGGTCCCGGGATAAAGGCCGACCCGCTTAGGCATCCTCTCCTCCCGCCGTGGTATCGAGGATATCCCCATCCTCATCGCTCTCGTCGCCGTCACCGGCCGGTCCAGCGATATCACACAATCGCGCCGCCGACACCACCCGCTCGCCCTCGGCGGTGCGCAACAGCGTCACCCCCTGGGTCCGCCGGCCGACGATGCGGATATCGTCCACCGGCATGCGGATCAGCTTGCCGCCATCGCTGACCAGCATGATGTCGTCTTCGTGATCGACCGGGAACGACGCCACCACCGGACCGGTCTTGTCGGTCATGTCGATATTGGCGATGCCCTGGCCGCCACGGCCGGTGATGCGGTACTCGTAGGCCGAGGTCCGCTTGCCGAAACCGTTCTCGGTCACGGTCAGCACGTATTGTTCCTCGGCGGCCATCTTCTCCGACTGCTCCGCCGCCAGTTCGCCGCGCAGGAAGGCGTCGCGGGTCTCGCTGTCGAAGGTCACATGCCGGACGATGGACATGGAGATGACCTCGTCGCCGTCTTCCAGCCGGATGCCGCGCACGCCGGTGGAATCGCGGCCCTTGAACACGCGGACATCGGGCACCGGGAAGCGGATGGCCTTGCCCAAACGGGTGGCCAGCAGCATGTCGTCGGTCTCGGAACAGGTCTGAACCGCGATCAGGCGCTCGCCGTCGCCCAGCTTCATAGCGATCTTGCCGTTGGCCCGCACCTCGGTGAAGTCCGAGAGCAGGTTGCGCCGGACATCGCCGTTGGAGGTGGTGAACACCACGTGCAGATCGCCCCAGCTGCCCTCATCCTCGGGCAACGGCATCACGGTGGAGATGCTCTCGCCCTCGTCCAGCGGCAGGATATTGACCATGGCCTTGCCGCGCGCCTGGGGATTGCCCAGCGGCAGGCGGTAGACCTTCAGCTTGTAGGCGATTCCCGAGGACGAGAAGAACAGCACCGGCGTATGGGTATTGGCGACGAACACCTGGTTGAGGAAATCCTCCTGCTTGATGTTCATGCCGGACCGGCCCTTGCCGCCGCGCTTCTGGGCGCGATAGGCCGAGAGCGGCACCCGCTTGATGTAGCCGGTATTGGTCACCGTCACCACCATGTCCTCGCGGGCGATCAGGTCCTCGATATCGGCCTCGAATTCGTTTTCCTCGATGGTCGTGCGCCGAGGGGTGGCGAATTGTTCGCGGATTTCCAGCAATTCCGCCCGCATCACCTCGAACAGGCGGGGACGCGACGACAGAATCTCGAGATATTCCTCGATCTGACGGCCGATCTCGCGCAATTCGTCGCCGATCTTGTCGCGTTCCAGCCCGGTCAGGCGGTGGAGACGCAGATCGAGAATGGCCTTGGCCTGCAGTTCCGACAGCGAATATTTGCCATCGACCACGCCGCGGCCCGGCTCGTCGATCAGCTGGATCAGCGGCCCCACATCCCCCACCGGCCATTCGCGCCCCATCAATTGCTCGCGGGCGGTGACGGGATCGGGAGCGGCCCGGATCAGCCGGATGACTTCGTCGATATTGGCCACGGCGATGGCCAAGCCGGCCAGGATATGGGCGCGGTCACGGGCCTTGCCCAGTTCGAAGATGGTCCGGCGGGTGATCACCTCCTCGCGGAAGGCGATGAAGGCCTTGATGATGTCCCGCAGGGTCATCATCATGGGCCGGCCGCCGTTGAGCGCCAGGCTGTTGACGCCGAAGCTGGTCTGCAACGGCGTGAACTTGTAAAGCTGCGCCAGCACCACGTCGGCGATGGCGTCGCGCTTGATCTCGACCACCATCCGCACGCCGTCGCGGTCGGATTCGTCACGCAGATCGGAAATGCCCTCGATCTTCTTGTCGCGCACCAGCTCGGCGATCTGCTCGAGCATGCGCGCCTTGTTGACCTGATAGGGAATCTCGGTGACCACGATGGCTTCGCGGTCCTTGCGGATCTCCTCGATATGGACGCGGCCGCGCATCACCACCGAACCGCGCCCGGTCAACTGGGCGGCGCGAATCCCCGAACGGCCGAGAATGGTGCCGCCGGTGGGGAAATCCGGACCGGGGACCAGTTCCATCAGACGCTCGGGCGTCACCTCGGGATCGTCGATAAAGGCGCAGCAGGCGTCGATCACCTCGCCCAGATTATGGGGCGGGATATTGGTGGCCATGCCGACGGCGATGCCGCCGGCGCCGTTGACCAGCAGATTGGGGAAACGGGCCGGCAAGACCACCGGTTCAAAGGTCGATTCGTCGTAATTGGCCTGAAAATCGACGGTGTCCTTGTCGATATCCTCGATCAGCGCATGGCCCGAACGGGCCAGACGCGCCTCGGTATAGCGCATGGCCGCCGGGGGATCGCCGTCCATGGAACCGAAATTGCCCTGACCATCGATCAGCATCAGGCGCATGGAGAAGTTCTGCGCCATGCGCACCATGGCGTCGTAGATCGAGGAATCGCCATGGGGGTGATACTTACCCATGACGTCGCCGACGATGCGGGCCGATTTTCGGAACGGCTTGTTATAGTCGTAGCCGGCCTCTTTCATGGCGAAGAGGATGCGGCGATGAACCGGCTTCAGTCCGTCTCGGACGTCGGGAAGCGCGCGGCTCACGATCACGCTCATGGCGTAATCGAGATAAGAGCGCTTCATCTCGTCTTCGATGGTAACCGGAGTAATGTCGAATTGCGGCGACACAGGAGGCGTGGTCAACGAAATCTTCCCGTCGGTTCCCGAGAAAGGCCGATGTCTGAATCGGCCGAAAATTACGGTGGCTAGGCTGCCACGGTGGCGCACGCTACCAGATATCGTGCAGTGCGACAACTGCAAGGGCGTCGCGAACCGGGGTAATCGGGTGAACCCGATTACCCCGGCCTGTTCGCGCCCTCAAACGCCGGGCGCTGCCTCCGGCAGCTTGGCTTTCCGCGGCATAAGCCGCACCGGCCCTTGGCCGCAACTCCTCGCCAATGCATAAATGCTTTGGCTCGTCGATATCGATGGCACCGCGTCGCGAACCGACGAAGACGTCCGCCGCCGGTTCTGGCATAATGGGAACCGACGAAAGGGACGGCACACCATGAAAAAAGTAATCGCGGCACGCCAGGTGGTTTCGGCGCGGACCTCCGATACCGGGGATGCCGTCCGGGTCGTCCTGCTCGACGAGGCCGGCGACGAGTCGGTGGTGATGCTGCCGCTGGATCAACTCGCCATCCTGTCCTCCTGGCTGGAGCAGGCCGGACGGCAGGCCGAAGGCGAAACCGCCTCTCCCAAGCGGGCGGCCCTGCCGGTGATTCAGATCGAACGCTGGACGGTGGGACCCGACACCGACGAGGAATACGTGGTCCTGGGTTTCCGCCTGGCCATGGGTGCCGAGGTCAAGCTGCGCATGCACCGCACCGGCGCCGCCGCCTATGTCAAGGCGCTCGGCTCCCTGCTGGGACGGATGCTGCCGGCTTCACCGTCCCGGACCAGGCATTAGAGCGGGATGATTTCAAGTCGACTCATCCCGCGACAGAGGCCGTTGAGGCCGAGGCCAAGCAAACCGGAGGTTTGCGCCCGGCGAGGGACATCCAAAATGGCTAGAGCATGATGCGACCTGATC